GGTGGGGGGGGGGGTGGGTTGTTTTTTTCACTATCGGGGGTTAAGGGGATTATTCATTCCCCTTCGGGGGCTGGGGAGATTTTTCACTATTGAGTTCTTCTGAGGTGAAATGAAATAATTTGCTTTCATTCTGAACATAGAGGCTCTCAGCTACATAGTAATAAATGCCTGTATCCAAGTCCTTGACTAAGCCTACGTTTCCTATAGAGCTTCCTACAAAAAACTGCAAACATACTCTATAATGTGCTAGCTTGAGTACTTGTGCTGCATAAGTGGTTACTTCTTCTCTAAAAGAAGGATTATAAGAGGCAATCCCCTTATTATGTTTAAAAATATACTTTACAATAGGATAAAGGTCGTCAAACTGCTCTGCATCCTGAGCTAACTGCTTATCTTGCTTGAGATTTTCTGTACTTTTGATCAAGTAAAGTATTCCTTTTGCAGAGAGATGGACATAGTACTTACCCAAATCGGTATCTCTTTTTTCACGTTCAGTTTTCTCACATCCTCCTCCATAAGCAGAAAAAGTATCTACATGAAAAGATAGGTAATGCCTATCTATCCTCTTATAAGTACCTTTAGTATTGACAAAACAATCCAGTCCACAAGGGGCAAAATAAGTACTATAAAAAGTCTTATCCTTAGCAAAATCTATGAGATAGCCTGCTGTTGCTTTGGTTGTCTTTTGCAAACGGTACATCTCCACGGGATTTCTTTCTCCAAAGAGCTCAATGAGGTACCACTTGCCTATTATCTTTTTTTGTGCGAATGCTGAGGAACAAACGCCTAAGAGGAGTAGAAGTATTATGTGTTTCATATTGTTTGATTCTATACAGCGTACAAAATTAGTAAAAATTATTGATTAGTGGTGGCTTTTTATTCTTCTCTATTCACTTTAAAAAATTCTTTGAGTTTGCCCTCTTTTTCATAGTTATAGAGTGCCTTCATCACCCAAGCGGGGGGATACTTGCCATGAGTGAGGACAAAGATATTCTTGACAGCCTTACTCACCGGATATAGCAGGGTCATCAGTTGGAGGGTACTCTCAAAAAGTTCGCCTGTTTTGGTATCGGTTAAAGGGACTTCTAACAATTCCAAAAGGATATATACCGCCGCAATGACTGCAAGCATTTGGGCGTTTTTCTTTAGCAGCTCCTGCAAGGAAAAAGTACGCTGACGCAGGTGGTAGGCGACCCCAACAAACATATTGACCACAAGGGCTACTGCTAATGCCACTAGAAAAGCCTCATGGGTCTGTTGCCAAGAGTGGAAGTAGCGGTATAGGAGCATGATGGGGGCGCTACGAGAGAGCGTTTGCCAAAGGTAATACAGCCTATCACGTAAGGCTATGGGCGTATCGGAATGATACAAGAGGACTAAGGGAACAAGGAAAAAAAACATAGGATAATTAGTTGATTTGACGATTTGTCAATTAGCCGATTTGGCGATTGGTCGATTTGACGATTTGCTAATTGTCTAATCGACTCATTAGCTAATTGCCCAATTGACTCATCGGCTCATTGACTCATTAAATTAGTTCTTGAATATGTGCGGTAATCTCCACTGTGGCAGCGGCTTGTCTCAAGGGCGTATGTAGGCAGGGGAGGTACGCCTTGAGGATCGCCAAGCGGCGGGCAAGGTAGGCATCGAAGATCTCACGCTTGTCCTGTACCTTGAGGGAGGCATCGAGGAAAAGGAGCTTAAGGGCAGCACCTGAAGGGGGCGACATGGAACGAACACTCTGATAGGAGATGTCGGGAGTCTGTGTAAGGGTGTAGATCATTCGTAGCAGGGTATCCATCTCCAGCTTGACCGACTCAGGGGCATTGTGCCAAGAGATATACTGCATGGAAGCATCTTTGTCCCCCTCTATGATCGCACCAGGTTCGCCCTTTTGGCTCCAACCCTGTATGTGTCCTGTAACAAACAGCTTAGGTGCGGCATGGTAGTCGTTAGTCTCGGCGAAATTGGACAACAGGTGCTCCAAACGCTCAATGAGCGGATCCACTTCTTCGGTTTCTCGGTGGGGCTGATGGGCATATACCACGGGAATCTTCCCAATAGGATTGGGCTTAGGGTACCCCTCCTCCAGTAGATATTGTCCTGATACCATGCGCCAAAGATAATGGTGGGTAGCCGTGTAGGTCTCAAAATAATCCGTTAGCTCCCCTACCCCTGTTTGGGTATTTGTACTAAGACTCTTATAAGCACGGGAGAAAGCCGTCATATCACCCGTTTGGTCAAAATAGGGATAGAGGGTATCCCCAAAAGCAGGTGAAAAAAGGCTACAACGGAGCTTGAACTGGCAGGGAAAGCCATAGTCATAATGAGTGGTTGCCGTAGGAACAGGATACCACAGCTCGGCACACTCGCCAAAGGAGAAGGTAGCGCGGGCAATACGTCTGTTTAGGCTATTGTCCTTCGCCTGAGTGAGAATTTTCAGGATAGCCGCATAGGCTTGTTGCTCCTGCTTGTCCTCACTAGCACATTCATAACGCACTGACTTGCCAAAGAGAAAAGCCACGGAACGCTTGATGATAAGCTGTTGCAAGGGCAGTGCAATACGAGCTACAGGCTCCATGCGTACGCCCTCAGTGGTCTGTACCTGCTTATCCCGCCTAAGCACGGGATCATTGACAGGGTGAAGCGCAGGATTAAGTGCTTTTTGCGCTTCCGTAGGATTGGGTAAGGGAGCATTGCGCCCCGATTTGAGTAAAGAAATGTTTAGCATAATTAAGTGAAAAATGAAAAGTGATTAGTGATTAGTGATTAGTGATTAGTGGTTAGTGATTAGTGGTTAGTGATTAGTGATTAGTGAAAAACGAAAAGTGAATAGTAAAGCTAGCGAATACTCGGAACTTGGTATATGGGAGCGCTAGAAGCTCTTTCTATAATAGGCACGAACTGGAGAATCGTGATTAAGTGAATAACGAATAGTGAAAAGAGAAAAGTTATTAGTGAAGAGTGAAGAGTGAGCGCCTAAATAGCGTTTTTCACTATTCACTTTTCACTATTCACTATCTAAGTCCGAACATGGCCGCTAAATCCACTTTCTTTGGGGGTTGGCGGCATTCTACCGAGCCCGTAAGGGCATCGGGGGCATCATCATGGGCGTTGGTGCCCACACGGAGGTAACCCGTAAGATCGCGGGCAAACTTCGGGAAGCGCTTCTTCCAGTCCAAAGGCATCTTGATCAGTTTCTGTACCGAAGCTGAAGCGGCAAAAATCCTTGCTGCCTTGTTCTGTCCCTGATGAAAAGGATAAAAGCGCGTCAGTCTATTGCCCATATCATAAGCGCGTTGTTGTAAGTTGCTCACAAACAAACCTCCGCCGTTGTTACTCTCTATATGACAGCGTTCTACTTGGTGCTGTTGGAGCATATAGGTAAGTGTCGTCTCCGTCACCTCCATAGGCTCCTTGGTGTAAAGTACGTCAATGATATAGTTGCCGTCCTCTGCTTCCTTGTAGAACAAAGCGCATAGGTAGTCTGCCCCACTATCAGCAGCATCTATATATGCCACTGATTGGGAACGATAAGGCAATTCTGT